CTCAAAGGGGGCGCGGTGGTGGAGGAATGGGAACGGGCAGTATCACCCCATCCTCCCGAATGTCATAACCAGGAGTTGGCCGGCATGAACATCATCCTCGACCTAAACACCATCTTCCAGGGGCTTATCCTATTCGGTTTAGTCGGTGGCATTAGAGGGGTTTATACTCGCTTTACCAAACTAAATGACAAAGTAGATCAGATCAATGGCGGGTTGAAAGAGGTCAAGGTGTGGCAGACAGAACACGTAAAGTTAGATGACATTGAACACGGTGCCGCAAAAGAGGACCGCCGTGATCTATGGAGCGCGATTAATGATATCAGGAAGTAGGGAATGAAAACCGCAGTCACTACCATCGCTGCTATCGGGACTCTGTTCGTCCTGCTCTCTACCGGAGTGTGGCACGTCTACGGTATCCAAAGCCAGGTGCAACAAAACTCCAAGGCCATCTCCATGTTCATCCTGGATAGAATAGACAAAGAACTCAACTATCTCAAAGAGAAGAGGCAAAAGAACGGATACCTCGATAGGCGGGATCAAAAGCAGGAGCGCGAACTCAAGCGGGAGAAAAAAGCTCTGGAGTGTAAACTCTATAAGATTTGTAAGTGAAGTGAATCAATGAACGACGGAAAACCCGAACGCAAATTGCTCGCAGGCGGCTTTTTTGGGTCGATAACCATCATAGCAACATGGATAGTGTCCCTCTTTGGACTGGATATTCCCACCGAGGTAGGCCAGGCCATCACCGTTGCCATGAGTTCCGCCGCAGCGTGGTACACCCCATGACGCAGACCGAGCTATTCCGGTTCATAGAACGTACCGCGTGGGATGCCGACTACTGGAGGGCGATAGATCTCTGGGCCCTGGACCTCGACTCCGACGGCTGCACCGGGGTGCCCGATTGGTTCCTTTACAGCTGCAAGGAGCACGACTGCCACTTCCGCACCCACAAGACCATGGAGGGAAAGCGCATCACCTTCGAGGAGGCCAACTACTGTATGCGCCGACGGATCCAGCAAGGGTCGATCTTTGGAACCTGGTCTCCGATCTCATGGATCCGCTGGATGGGAGTCAATCTATTAGGCCGAAGCGCCTGGGAGAAGGGGTTCCACGAATGATATATGCCCTGCTTGCCCTGATATTCCTTAAATCATATTGATGACCGCCCATCTTGTTGGAGAAGCCTACCGAATAGAGAGGCGCAAGGGCCGTGTCCCCATGCCCCCAGTTTCCTGCCTTCGCGACGTCTTCCATCCATTTCTGCGCTAACTACCTCGGGACATTTTAGCGTTAGTTCTGTCCCGCTTGACATTTCCTAAATCCGTTTCTCTTCATCCCCACAAATTACGGTCTGAGTCGCATCTGGGGCTGTTCCGCACAGAATGACCCTGTCGGGCTAAATCTTGTGCCTATAATCAGAATAGAGGGGAGATATATGGGTACTAGGACGAAAAACAGTTGATTGTACTCTGGTGAGTTTTTCTCTTTATCCAGATCTATATGACGTTTTTGATGCTGGGTTAATGGTTTTTTGAATGAACGCCACCAGAGCGTTTTTACATTCAAATAATCCGCGTTCATTTGGTCATTTCCACCATTATTTCTTTTTCTTGCCCCATGTAAAGAACCACCACTCTTTTTTCGCGGTTCAAAATTAGTCGCCTTATAAACTGTTCCCTCATGATGTGCATCGTCCGCCCACGAACAAACAGCGAGTACATCTGGTGATTTTGGATATTTGCTATACCAATCACCTTGTAGACGCTTCAACGCTGTGCCAATGGCACAACTGGCAACGGAAAAAGCATGATGCTTACCGTTTGTTTTAATTCCTCGGTCTTGCACATCTGGATTTATCCATAATCTTGCTAATTCCAAAATGTTCAGTGGTGGCGTATCAAATAATGGTACACTTATTCTAGGGTATGCGAATAATATCAATCCAACAGGAACTTCATCTATAAGTATCCAATAGGGTAATTGCGCCATAGTTCGTCCACGATGCAGATAGTGGTAAACAACTATGATACGTGTTGCTTCTTTGAGATTTGCTATTTCTAGTGTTAATCTATCCGTCAATTTACGGTTGTCGGGATCAAAATTTGGATACTGCCCAAACTTTTTAATCCATTGCATTTCGACTTCGGTTGGCGGTTTATAATTAAACCACCCCTTTTTAGTGTTTTCTGGAAATACCACATCATGGGCGAGGGTGTTTTTGATGGCAGGTAAAGCGTTATCCATAAGAAGTCCATATGCGGCGTTAATAATGGTTGGTCTTAAAACCATAGAATGTAGAACATGGTCATCGTCGCATCGAGGTAAATTATACATCCATGTGGGTAAGAATGCTCATCCCTATGATTCTCTAATTAAGTTACCACAAAACGACAAATTTATAAAATTAAATAAGTTAAGAGGAATGGTTATTGGGCATATTACAGTAAAGGATATCAGAAAACCAATAAAGGGGGATGAAGAAAGGTCTATGTGTAACATAAAAAATAATTATTACTGTTGGTTGCTAATTAAACCAACCTTAATTGAACCCGTAGTAGCAAAAGGAAAGTTAGGTTTATTTAGTATTTCTCTTTAATTTCTTGTAAACAACCAACCGACCTTATAGATTACAATGCAGTCAACGGTTTTGATGGTAGTATGTGTCGGGTAAAAGGGATTAAAACATTAGTCATGTTCACTCTGGTGAGGTCTTGTACGATGGTCAAAATCGTTTGGACACGGTGAATACTTTGGCCGACTTTCTGAGCGTGCCTCGGTTACAGATTTAAGGTGCCAGGGGATGATGTTCGCGGCCTGGCTACCGTTGAGGTTTCGCAATGTAGGGTGTCGCTTCATAAACCGGGTGAACTCCCATGTCTCTGACCGCCAGGTTTCATCGTGATCAGGCCCGTCAGTATGGGGGGACCGGTGACCACGCATGGTGTACTCGTCCAGGGGAAGGTCCGTGGGGATCTGATCGAGGTCTTCATAGCCCTCTGGTTCCCGACAGGGAACCTGCTCTTCGTCCCCCGATTCCTCTTTTCTAGGTCCTCTGAGGATGAGGCGACGGGTTTTTTTGGGGGACTCCTCACAACCCTCTAAATCCTCTAAATTCCTCTCGGTCTCCGGATCTCCGGATCCTCTAGGTCCTCTGGTAGGGTTTCCCCTTCTAAGTACTTGAATTTGTGTAACTGGGCCATTTTGACCAGTGACCTCATTTCCACCTTGTTTTTTACTCTTTCCAGATGTATTAATAGACATTCTCATTCTCTCTTGCCCCTAGTTGGCCCTGACAGCAGCTAGGGGCTTTCTATTTTGCTATCCAACATATTTCACTGCTGGGGAGGGTTTAGGTCTCATTTTTAGCCACTCCTCGATCTCTTCAGCGAGAAAACGGATTCGCCCTGCAATGACTCTTGCTGGAATCTCGCCACGTTTAGCCATGACGAAGACCTGATTCCGCGAGAGATTTAAAAGATCTGCTACCTGATCAGCGGTTAAAACGTCCACGTAGAAAACTTAGAACAAAATGGAAGAGGAAGTGAGAAGCAATAGGCAAACAAACCAGGGTCAATACCAAGTGGATCGGTTTTGTTTGCCTTTTCAGAAACTGAAGCTGCGCTCGATAGCTCTTAGATTGGTCTTCCAGGTGCGTTGTCTGTTTTTTAGCTGCCTAACTCTTTCCTTCGCACGTCGGACTTCGTCAGGAGTGACTGACGTACTGCTACCCCGAATGGTATTCAGCAACTCTAGTGCTATGCGATATTTGGGTTGCCTAGTCCTGGTCGTTTTTCGGAGGGATTCAGTAACAGCAAGGAGAAAGAACGTCCCTATCCGATCTTGTCTGCCACTTTTAAAGGGCAAAGGGAAATACTGTAGCAAAACACCATAGACGCGGTCGCCACCATTGAACCACTGCTCGATCTCGTTGGGTATCTCGGCTCTTCGCTTTTTCCAGGTCTCTACAACCAGTTTCGTTACGGAACTCGCTTTCCTGGGGCCTATTGGGCGGCCGAGTCTAAGGGGATGCCCCACTATCATGTTGGCCGCTACATTCGATTTGCACGCGAAGAGGTGTTGTATTGGCTACGGGACAGTTATCCTCGCTGCATCCGATGATCGATGACTTTATGGGCCATGTCCGGGAAGCGGCGGTCTACAAGGGGGGCATTGGGAGAACTGGAGCGGAGAAAGATTTCAAACCCAAGGGACCCTTTCCCCCTTTCCTCCCCCCTATGTCTAGGAAAGGGGGGAAAACAGGAAAACCCCCTAGAACTGCCCCTTATTTCCTCCCTGGATCTAGCAAACAAAGAGGGAAGCGAACCCGTTGATTGGCTGGTAGAGAATCTCATCCCCAAGGGAACCATTATCCTGCTAACAGCCCCTCCAGGCTCATATAAGACCTTGAGGGGGTCAGGATCCGAAGGGGCCGGAAACCCCTACTACCCCTTCCCGGTGGTCATAAATGTCGAATACCGGACGCACTCCTCCACCCGCGCCGATGCTGATGTGACTCAGTAGGCGCGGGACGCATTCAAACCGGAAGTACCCGTAATACCTTGAGATGCCCCAGGGAAGGATTTTAGCCTGTAAGATCCTCCTGAGGCGATTAAATCGATCCTGGGGCAAATGTGGGGCTTGTTGGGCCTTGGGGTGAGAACATCCTTCAGTAAACGGGTTTGAAAAATCAATTTCACTCTTACCACTCTCTTCTTTCATCAAAAACCCCTTACAATCCAAACGCATAGCTGATGTAAAAAACTTTGCGCAAATTTTACATCAGCATTGAGTAAAAGCTGTGTTACTGGGAGTACATGATCGCGGACATTCTAAAGAACGAAGCCTGTAAGTGGTGCGGACGGGACCTCTCTCGCTCATTTCTATCGAAAGTTACGCAAGGGGGGTGCCCGGCCTGAGAACCGGGTCACCCCCCCTGTTTGGGCGGGTTTTCAGCTAGAAGGGTATCTCTTCCTCGGGCCCTCCGTGTACGGCCATCATTTTGTCCGGGTCCGGTTCAGGGTCGGAGAAGAGGAGCCGACCCTCGGTGAATGCGATCATGGCCGTGTTGACTATGGCCGATCTTGCCAGGGCCTCGTTGGGCTCCAGCTCCAGAGCGACCCCGTGGGCCTCCCGGATCGCGTCCACATAGGCCCACCAAGTAACCGGTTTGGGGCCCCCGTTAGAGGCTGCAGCCTTGCTGGCCTGGACTTGGCCCTTGACGGGCCGGGCCCACTTGCCGTTCAGCTCGACCTCGAGAGGGCCCTTCTCGGGCCGGTTGGGGCTGACATAGTTCAGCCACTCCTGACCTACCTTGATTCCCCAGTAAACATCGCCCCGGCTCGTGGTCCTCGACTCACGCGCCACGGCACTGACATGAAGGCTACTCATAATTATCTCCCTTCGTGAAAGATGCCTTTCTCGATTTTGCTACGCTCCAACGATGCTTCGCTTCTCTTGGCCTCGTAGTAGTTGCCAAGAGCCTCGTACCGGACCTTCTTTCTCAGAGTCTCCGCCCTGGCCAGGACCATGCTTCGAACATAGTCCCTGTACTCTTTCGACCCGCGAGCGAGGCGGTCCAGTTTCGCCTCACTCAGAGAGCCGTCATCCAGGGCATTCTGCAGGGAAGCAAGGAACGGTTTCTGATCTTCCTCCAGTTGATCAGAGTTTAATTTCGCCTCCACCCATACGACCCCTGCCGCATGGTGCTCGGTTACAAAATTACTCAGACTTCTGTTGGTCTCCATTGTTCCCTCCTTCTATGACCCAGATTGGTTTCCCGTTTTTGATCTCGAGGTTCGCTCCCAGGCACCGGCGGATATGAGGGCAGTAGCTGCAGGGGAACCCGGCAATCTGCCGACCGGTGTTGAAGGTAAACCAGCTCCCCGCCATTCGTGTCGGCGGCCCGTAGGTCTTCTCGGTCTCCATCGCCTTCACCTTCCCCTGTACCCTCACTTCCTCGTGCTCAATTTTCCGTTCTCCAACGGTTAAATCAATCTCGCCGTTTAATTGGTTTAACCTTGCAAACTTCGCCCGGACCTCCTCTTGCACCGACCCATCGAATGGGGTCTTTATCTCAGCGATCAGGAGCGGGTCATTGGTGGCGAGCTCCATTGGATCCCCCCCGTATCGCTGCACAACGACGGTCTCAGAGGCGTTCCGGTCAAAGATGACCTCGACCATGTGGGAGGTCTCCTTCCTGTAGCAAATGAATACTACGGGATTGAAGGAGGTGCTCTCCGCGTATACCCAGGCCTGGCAGAGGTAGGCGTGATCGATCTCACCCTTGAGGGCCCGGTCAAACGCATAGTCCGACATGGTCTTGATCTCCACGATCCCGATCTCGCCGGTCTCGGTCTGGAACGCACCGTCAGGGGTGAATGTTACTTCCACGTTTCCGATCTGACACCGATTCACCCCCAGGTTGTCGAGGTTCAGGAACTTGTCCCCGAGCGCCTCCTGAAGATCGCTCTTCAGTCCACCATCGAGGATCGACCCGTGGCGGAACACGCTCACCCGGCGTGGAGTGAGGGGGTCACCACGGACTCCCATCTTGTCGTACCCCAACCGCCTCTCGCAGTAACCGGCGGACGAGGCCCTGAACACATTGTGGGTTGCATGGTTGCGAAGTTCCGCTTCAGCACGGTATGAGTTTTCTAGGTATTCAATTATCATTCGTCCTCCTAATATTTTTCTTGCCATTGTTAACGGGAGGAGTACTGTAAAGATGCTGTCCCTTCCTCCCACGAGGGGGGTATCCTCGTTGACCTTCGAGGAGCCCCCCTCTAACCCACTCCTCACGAGGGGGGTATCCTCTTCCAAAACCACCCCACCGCAGCTCGATCCCGTCCACCATGGTGCCCTGCGAGGCATTCGAGGCACCATCCGTTGAAATACTCTGGATGCGGGCACGAGCACTCTACAACGAGGGAACACTGACACGGGCAGCTGCACGCATGGCGGTGGCAAATGTTAAGTTTCATACTACTCTCCTCCCTTCTGTAATGGATTCTGCAACCCCTCCCGGGGTTACCTCGGCCCTCACCCTTCCCCCTTTCTCCTGGCATCAGCTGCCTCGATGGCCGCATCGATTGACCTGGCCTCAGAAGCGCCAGGGCAGTCGCACCCATCCCTGGCATCCTCGTCCTCGAATATTTCCTCGCAGTAGGGGCAGAACCACTCGCTGACCGAGAGGATCTGGAAACCAAAGCACCAGTGGTGATCGTCGAGCGTGAACTCGTAGATATCCTTCTCTTCGGTCAGGACCATTTTATAGTGGTTGGCACTGTGGGCCACCCGGCTGATCTCGATTACCCTGGCAGTGCGGGTGATGGTATCATTTCCTCTCTCGTATTCGATCTCATCGCCTATGCGAATTATTTTTTTCATTAGTCTTTCCCTTCCTTCACCGGGCTAAGTCGGCGTAGGTCTCGATTCGATTCAACGAGATTTCAACAGTCGGATATTTTAGTTAATGCAGGCGTGCGCGAAGGCGGCGGCCTGCTGGCCGTTGAAATGTTCGGCATATTCCCCTGCGGGATGCTTCCGCTCGTAGTATCCGGCGGGCCCCCGACATGGACTATGGTGTTCCGCCAGGATGGCCTTGCAGTCCAGGCAGGTCCACCGGACCCGACTGCCAGTAATATGATTCGTTGCGTTGCCGTTCGTGCAGCTGATCTTGATTTCCATTGTTGCTCCCTTCTCGTTATTCACCCCAGGGGGGGCTACATCGCATTTTTCCCTCGTAAATTGTGCTAGCCATAGGGCAAAAAAAAGGGACTCAGGAAGTTGCCTTAACTCCCTCGTCCCTAACAATGTTCTCGATCAACTCATCCCAGCGCAACGGGCATCCATCGCTCTCCCACTTGGTGACGATGCGAAGACTCACGCGAAGACGCTTTGCGAATTCGGGTTGTGTGAGCCTTAGTGCGGCGCGGGATTTTCTGATCTCTGTGTTTGTCATGTCGTGATACCTGATTGAGCTTTCAATCTAGCATTTTGTGCTAGTAAGTCAACACCTAAAACAAGGATAGATGAAAATAATTTGAGTCGCCTGTAATATCGGATAGTTACAAAGCAAAAAAATGTTGACCAGTGCTGTATTCAGGCGTAATCTACGGTCACCATGCAAGCGGATGAGTGCAGCATCCAAAACTCCAATTATTCAGGACAAAGAACAGGGGCGGGTCCGCCGTTAGGCTCCCACCGGACGGTGTCGCTTCGTGCGGAGGGCTGCACTCCCTCGACTCGTTCCCGTTGTTTGTCCTGGGAAAGGAGTCTGAATGGCGATGGCAAAGACGAAGCTCCCCTGGATGAAGTTTTTCCCGAGCGATTGGCTGCAAGACACCAGGACTCTCAGCTTGGAAGCGCGAGGCGTTTGGATTGATCTAATCTGTGCTATGTGGACCTCACCAAAACGAGGCAAACTTACCTGGACCCTAACCGGATTCGAGCGGTTCATAGGGTTCACAAATCAACCAGAAGTAGCGGAAGGCATTCTAAATGAGCTTCAATTTAGTGGCGCGGCAGAGATTTTTTTCGACCGCAGTCACGACTCTGTCACAGTTATGTCACGCAGGATAAATAGGGATGAACGCAAGCGAAAATCGGATCGAGACCGTAAAGAGCGAAACCGTCACGAGGAATTCCTTGGGAGAGGTCAGAAGTCAGAGGTCAGAAGTCAGAAGTCAGAAGAAGATAAAGAGAAGAGGGGATTAAGTCGTACAAAAAAACAACGAACCAGCTTCCCCGATGACTTTGTTGTTTCAGGTCGGATCTTACAACTCTCCCAACACAACGAATGGCCTGACCCAGTAGTGGAGCTGGATGCCTTCCGCGATTACCACAGTTCGAGGGGTTCGACGTTTCTGGATTGGGAGGCGGCGTTCAGGACATGGTTGCGGAACGGGAAGCGGATCAACGGCAACAGGAAGCAGTCGAAGGGGCAAGGGTCGATGAATAAGATTAACGATATACTGAAAAGGGGTTTGTGATGGAAAGAATAGAATTCAACAAGGGGATGGCGATCCTGGTGGCGGCTTACATCTACAGCCAGGAGAAGGTAAACCCGGCAACTGAGGAGGCGTACTGGGTTGTGTTGCAAGATGCACCGGCAGAGAAGTTTCTCCTGGCGGTCAAAGAGTGCATGGTGGAGTGCAAGTTCTTTCCATCCATCCATGAGCTGGTGACCAGGATGTTTCCGCCTTACAGCATTGCACCGCCGTACAATCCACGGGCAGTGGGGCACACGGTCGAAGTCTCGTCCTTCAGGCAGCTCCAGAAATGCTCCGTAGCGAATGGCAGTGCGATAGAAGGTCCGCAGAGGATGGAGGGAGAATGCAGAGGCTCTTGAACGGGAGTACGGATTACAGACTTGATGCCGAGTTACAAGAATGGAGCAAGTGCAATTAACGAAATCGGAGATGTACTATGCGGCCCTGGTGGGAGTGCGCCGTAACATTGCCAGCTTCCAGGTTGAAAGCACCAACAAGGTCAAGAACAAGGATTTCGGTTGGCACATAGACATAGAGGCAGCTTGCGGCGAGATGGCAGTAGCTAAATATTTTAACCTCTACTGGGATGGATCGGTGAACACCTTCAAACTGCCAGATGTAGGTGGCTTCCAGGTGCGCCATACTCAGAAACAGGATGGTTGCTTGATTGTTCGACCACGAGATAGCGATGACGAAGCCTATGTGTTGGTAGTCGGTACTAGCCCAGTGTATTGGGTCGCTGGGTGGTGTTACGGTTACGAGGCCAAGCAAGAGCAGCACGTAGAACCTGGGTACAACGGTATGCCCCCGGCGTGGTTTGTACCACAAGCCAATTTGCACAGTGTTAATCAATTAAAGATAGGTGACCGAATGGAGAGGGAGCCGGGACAAGAAGGATGAACGAGGAAATCTATATCCTCAAATTGAAGCATATCCGCGATCTCGCCAGGGCCATGCGGGGCGCACAGAGAACCTATTTAAAAACAAGGAAACAGGCGGATCTTATCGAAGCAAAAAAGCTAGAGGCGGCTTTGGACTTGTTACTCAGGGCAGGTTACCTTCTCCAAGACAAGGTTAACTTTGGCCCATTGGCGACAATTTGAACGAGGATTTGAACGTAAGCATCCAAGTCATCTTTCGTGTCAAAGGAATACAATTCGCCACAGTGACCAGGACTATCAACGTGAGCACCCCTGTATAGTCAGTTGGTGGAGAGATTGGGGAGAGTGAGCAAATGACCCTAGACCTCACAGATAAAGAACGGGCGTTGTTCAAACAATGGGAACGCTTTGAGGGTAAAGCACCAACAAAAGCGATAGTCATTTGTTTTGTCACTATCATCTACAAACTCCACGCAGCCAAGGAGAAAGCGGAGTTTTATAGAGAACATTTCGGGTGTGCTGTGCGTGAACATTTTCTGGAACACGGTTGGAGCGAGAAGGAGCTAGACGACCCACGATTCAATCTCGTCGCCTGTTACAATCCCCGCCACACCTGGACTGATGAGCAATGGCTAGAAGCGAGCAAGGACAACCTGGAGGCCAAGGCTTGAGCCGCAACCTCAGACGCCTAACCCCAACCGAAGTCGATGAGTGTGTGGCCCTGGCCGGGTGGCTGAATATGCACCATGTTGTTTACATTCACGTTCCAAACGAGGGGAACCTGAACCGGATGGGCCAGTTAAAGAACATGGGCCTGCAACCGGGATTCCCCGACTACATCATATTCGATACCCCGCCGGCCAGGCCGCAGTTCAAAGGCACGGTAATCGAAATGAAGAGTGCCACGGGCAAAGCTACCCCGGAACAAAGGCGATGGTTGCTTAAATTGGAAAATCGCGGGTATTATACGACAGTATGCAACTCCGGGGATGAGGCGATTGAATTGTGCCTGGAACTTGGCTACCACCGGCTGCACATCGAGCGGAGTGAGTATAACCCGGAGAGTACGCAGGGAGCAGTTTGGAGGAAGGGGAGAAAGCGGTGATCATTGGACTCGGACCATTACCAGGGGGATTCAACGGGGTATCAACGTCTGATGGGTAAGTTCAAGAAGGGCAACAAGCTAGCACCCGGCGGTGCTCGTCCGGGAGCCGGGGCACCAACCAAGGAAGAGGTGAAAGCGAGGAGGGCCGAGGTCGTTGGCCTGGAGAGGGCGAAGCTCACCATGGAAGCGAAGCTCCATAGCTACGCCGCTAAGATCGCAGAACGCTACGTGACCCGCGCCCTGGAGGATAAGGCGGACGCGGTGCTGATCGACGCGGTACGCAAGATCTCACCTGACGCACGGCAAGAGATCGATGTGAACGCTCGACACGCAGTCATCTACACCATGGTGGAGGCGAATGCAGAACGTCGCGCAAAGCGAATCATCGAACACAAGGAGGATTAACTACATCCCTGGCCCGGTGGCACTCGAGGCGCATCGGTCCACGGCCACGGTGAAGCTCGCCTGGGGACCGCTGGGCACCGCGAAGACAACGTGGTTGTGCTTGCGGTTCGCTTACCTCGCGCAAGTAGCGGCAGAGGTCGATCTCTCGCTCGAGGGCCTCATCGTTCGTGATACGTATCGCAACCTCGCCGACAGTACTCTCAAGACGTTCCTCTCCTGGTTCCCGGAAGGCGGTGCCGGTTTCAAGTCCAAGTCGGAGCCGGTGGACTTCCAGCTGTGGATGGGCGGCAGGTATCACACCCTGTCGTTCAGGCACGGCCAGACCGAACAGGACGCGTCCATGTTCCTCTCCCGCGAGTATGACTTCATCGGCCTGGAAGAGATCGCTCCCGCGTACCTGCCGGGCGAGAAGATGGTCTCGCCTGGTATCAGCGAGGGCGTGTTCGATATGGCCATTGCAAGGCTGACCCGTGACCGCAAACGCGCCGACGCACTGGGCGGTGGAGAGCTGTCCATGACCTGCAACTCACCGCCGCTCACGCACTGGGCATCGAAGCGTATCATCGACAAGTCACCTGAGTATCTCAGATCCCTCAACTGGGCGCACTGGATGTTCCCTGTGAGCGATAACGCGATCAACCTGAGGGCTGACTACTACTCGACCCTGGAGAAGGCCTGGGAGGGCAAACGCGCCCTCATACAGCGGTTCCTACGCGGGGAGCGGATCGCGGTGTTCGTCGGGGTGCCGAGGTTCAATATCGATGCCCTGGACAGGCTTCTGGAATTGACCGAGGAGCCACGTTTCAGGGGATGGATGACCCCAACCATAGGTAACCTGCTCCATGTCCGCCTGGAGGAGAACGCGGAAGGCTGGGTGCGTATGTGGGAGCCACCCAAGGCCTCAGGCCGGTACGTGATAGGGGCGGACGCTGCAGCTGGCCTGGAGGGCGGCGATTACAGCTCCGCTCATGTGCTTAATGCCGAGGATCTCAGCATCGCGGCGACGTTCCACGGCCACCTGGAGCCGTCCAAGTTCGCTGACGAGCTGGCCAAGCTGGGCTACAGCTACAACCGGGCGATGATCGGGATCGAGACCGAGCCGTCGGCGCACGGGCTGACCACTGCGACCATGCTGCGTGACAGTGGCTACCCGAGGCTACACTACACCAAGCAGATCGCATCGAGAACGAAGAGACCGATCTCGCGGATCGGGTGGAACTCGACACCGGGAACCAAGCGGGTGCTCATCGATGGCCTGGCCAACTACCTGGACGATGGCGGCGGGTTGGTGGACCGCGACACGATCAGCGAGCTGATGACGTACGGCGTGATGGAGAACGGCAAGATGGAGGCCCAGGAGGGATGCCACGATGACCGGGTGATCTCGATGGCATTGGCGATCTACCTGGCGGGTCACTCAGGGTTGAGCAGGTTGTATCCGAGCTTGAGATGAGCAAGCTAAATCCTAACGATGAGATCAAGCACCTGGCGCGGGTGATCTACGGGAGAGAACCGGATGAAAAGCGGGACTACGACGAGAGGATACTGTATCGTTGCCCAGAATGCGGTCATCTGGTCAAAGCCAACTACCCTCCCGATGACTGTCCAGAATGTTACAACGACATGGTAAAGGCGGTTGGTGAGACTGCGGAGGCGATCAGGTGCGACATCGATGGCGAGCTGGTGTGGATTCCGCAGAGCCAGGTGGACGATGTAATGCGAGAAGTAGATTGCGCTTGCCAGAAATGTAAACCCAAGTGTTCCATCGTTATTCGATTCTTGGGGGTGAAACGCTTTAAAGTGTGCGGGTATTGCAAAGATGGCGTTCACGTTGGCAGCAAAGGTAAGTAGATGTTCATCCTCTACACCGAGAACGAAGGCGGCGAGTGGACCCCGTGGAACACGCCGTTGAGCAACAAGGAGATCATGGACGGCCTGTGGGGTGAAGGTGACGGCGGCATGGTCAGCGAGTACGACGGGATTACTAGCTGCCAAGCTTACATCGAGCGGTTTCCGATTAAGAACAAGGAACCCTACGACTTTCTATGGCGCGACCAAGGACCGCCATGATCAAGGTCGTTGAGAAGCTCCACTTCAAGCCCGGCGATGTGCTCGTGCTGCACCACGAGGCGGGTACCGATCTCTACGCCGCTGAGATTGCGGTGAACGCAGTCCTTGACGGTTTGCCGTTTATCGTTCCGTATGTTTTTCTTGCCAAGGGTCAGGAAATCAGTAAACTATCCCGGCGTGACCTGGAGAGGGTGCTTCGTCAACTACCATGATCCTCGGCTACAAAAAGAATCTGCCGGGTACGGATGCGTACTGGTTCGGCGATGTGGGCGATGAGCAGAAGCAATTCATCCGCGTATGCTGCGGCCTTGCGCTTCCCCAGTTCGACAAATCCAACGGTGGACTCGTCGTGATCGCAGAGCAGCTGCGTCCATCCGGGTTCCAAGACTTCACCGCAGTGGGCGGCACGATTGGCGATTGGCCGACCATCGAGAACGCACTCATCCAGTACAGGATGGATCTGAAATACAGTCACATCATAACGGAGAAGACTCAGGGGCGGGAGCTCATCTGGCGAATGCCCAAGCTTAACTACGGGACCGGCGAGATCCCGCTCGTGACGTACGAGGCCCCGGCGTACGCGTTCGAGGAGCTGGGCCGTCAGAAGGTGGAGGGATTGATTGCTCAGAACCGCTTCCACCTGGAGGACGTCCGGGAGATAATGGAACAGGAAACCGAGGCAGCGGGACGGGCACTTCAATCGGTGTTGTGCTGGATGTTAGATTCAAAGGCACTCTATGCCGCCAATCGCAGCAAGCGGGAGCCTCTCAGAGCAGTATGGGGATATCAGGGGCTTTAAAATATACGCCACAAGAGTATGTTGAGGCGTTCAGCATTCCAGAACCTAATTCTGGTTGTTGGATTTGGCTTGGGCCAGTCGGTCAAAGGCGATCTAATTACGGCAAGGGTAAATACAGAGGCACAAATATCCTTGCTCATCGATTTAGCTATGAAGCTCACCGTGGTCCAATCCCTGATGGATACGAACCAGACCATTTGTGCCGGGTGACAGTGTGCGTGAATCCACAACACATGGAACTGGTGACCAGTTATGAGAACTTCTTGCGATCAAATGGCCCTGCGGCAGTAAACGCAAGGCGAACCCATTGCATTCAGGGACACATTTTGGCTGGCGATAATTTACATATCACGAAAAGCGGGAAGCGAGTGTGCCGCTCCTGCGCTCGAATTCGGTCATTGGCCGGGTATCATAAGAACGTACAAGATCCCGAATGGAAGGCGCGGCGTAGAGCTAGACGCAGAGAGCGGGCTGGTCAGGGTTTGTAATGGCACAACGTCCAACAGTTCCAGCCCTGGCAGAAACCCCACGAGGCGGCGGCGACGGTGGACTCCTGAACCCCAGGATGGATTCTTTGATGCGGAAATACTGGCAACCGCACGAAAGCCAGGAGCAGACCATGGATTCGCTGGCAGAGAAGGCCAAGTTCGAGGACCGCAAAGCGAAGGCGGCAAAGAGAAAGGAAAGGCGTGGCCCAAAAGTTCCATCTTAGACAAGAAGGCCTGCAGTTGGGGGTGCCGTTCGTCACAAAGGGCCTTGAGAAGTGTCATTGCACGGTTTCTAACTGGACGATGCACTCAAACGTGATGCTGATTAACTCCGATTATGTGAAGCTGAGAAAAGAGTGCCGGGTGTGCGGGACCATCGAGTATTGCGGGACGGTGATTGCGTTGGAGAAGCCGGGAAGGCTGGTGATGTAGTGGTGGGGACTTTGCCTTTGGGTTGGCGGGTTTGCCCCCGGTGTAAAAAGAACTGGCCGTGGCCCGTGTGGGTGCGGAAAGAAATTTCGATCTGTCGGTTCTGTATCACGCCGGAGGCAAGAAAAACCGCGGTGGCTCTCAATTCCTCCGGTTTGGGGACGGGAGTGGGGCTGACTCGGAAATGAGGGAGCCAGAGTGATTAAGGGATTAGGCAACGTAGTGCCACGGGTAGCGGAGTGGCTCGGACGTAGGATCATGGCAATGGAGTGTAGATGAACAATACCGAAGCTGTCGTGGTTTTTTTAGTTGCTATCCTGGCTGGTCTGTTCGGCCCCCTAAAGGCTGGTGCTGATTGCGATCTGCGGGTCCAGCGGGTAGTAGACGGGGATACGTTCGAAGCCCGGACTGTGGCGGTAGTCAGCTCGTCGAAGCACTTTCAAGAGATTTCTGGATTTCGCTTGCTTGGGGTAGATACTCCAGAGCGGGGAGAAGAGGATTTTGAGACCGAGAAAGTCTGGCTCCGAGATCGGATCGAAGGACGGGACGTCGAGGTGCGGTTTTCCGGCCAGCGTAAGCGCGACAACTTCGGAAGATTCTTGGTTGATATTTACGTTTGTGAGAACGGGAGAACTGTCAGTGTGAACAGGGAGATTAGGGGCAGGGGATGGGGGAAAGTGTGGCACCATTCAAAGCCTAAACCCTCGAAATAATGTCTTTCACCCTTAACGACCTAAAAGACTGCGCCTGCGTATCCTGCGGCAAGGGATCCGATCACGCGAAGCTACGCCGGTTGAATCCTTCCGGGAACGCCTACGTGTGTTCGAGTTGCGAAATCCGCTTTGGTCTAAAGAAACTCCAGGCCGAGTTTGAACGCCAGTTCGGTAAGGCGGTTGGGGAGAAGCCGACATTCCGCCAGTGCGTGAGAGGATGCGGCAGGCCGGTCTTTTTAAGGTCAGATGGAACCCTTCCGTCTTTCTGTAGTGTCTGTACCCAGGAATTGATGCAGCTAAAAAGAGAGGGCACCGAGGAAAAAAAGAAACGCCAGCGCAGCGGGAAACGCACGGAGCTGGACATAATTGACGATCTTTTTGGCGAAGCAGGGTCTTAGTCTAAAGGGGGATTATTATGCAACTATCAGCGATTAAAGGGACCAAACCTATCACGATTCCAACCGATTCTGACGGGCAATCTGACGAAGTAGATTTGAGCGGGATTGAGGTTGAGGCGATCATGTTCCCGGCAGGATGGACAGCGGCGGATCTGACCTTCCTATCGTCCAACGTGACGGGCGGAACCTTCTACGATGTTTACGATAGCGGCGGCACCGAGTTGGCCCTTACCGTCGCAGCCTCCAGGATGATCGGGTTGACCGCAGCGCACAAGGCCGTGTTGAAGGCACTCCGGTTCGTCAAGTTCAGGAGCGGGGATA